GGGTAAATCATATCCAATAATGTTATGCCCACAAATATCAGTAATGCCATTATAAAATATCCAATCACCAAACTCAGAAATATCATCCCCAATAAATGTGTTAGTTGTTCCATACTCTACCTCCTTAGCGACTATGCACCATATAGTGTCCGGTTTTAAACCGTTAGCTTCTATGTCTAAAATTATTTTCCTCATTAAAATTCCCCTAGTTCATCCGACTCCTTCATTCTACCAGTATGCTTGTCATAAAACAAGGAACAAGCAGGACCAGTGAGTCCACTGAAACGATTCTTTAATACTCTTACCAGTGTTGTGTTACGTACCTGCTCATCATCAGCCTGTTGGTTACGTTCCAATCCAATCACCATGTCCGAGAGTTGAGCTATTGAAGCTGAACCTCGAAGCTCTGAGAGGCTAATCTGGCCACCTTCCTCATGACCTCTACCCATGGGCCTACGTAAATGAGAAACAAGGAATAAGCCTACTCCTGTTTCCTGTACGAGCTGTCTTAGCTTAGTCATGATACCATCTATTGCTTTACGTTCATCCAATGCCTCTTGGTCACTGACTACAATGGACAAGTGGTCCAATATAATCCATTTACAATCCAATCCTTTAGCTAAGTACCTTACCTTATTAAGTAGGTTATCCTCACTGGTACTACCAAAGTGGTCATACATATAGACACGACCATTGGACATAGTGTTATCCCAGTATCCTTTAAGCTCTTTGTTGTCCATCTCATGAAGGTTAAGGTGCAAAGGTTTGTCAGCCTCAATGGACATGATACCTAGTGTTGTATTCTTTACACTTTCCTCTAAGGCGAGGATACCTATGTTCTCTGTTGTTGTTTTAAGTAGGTAATGTTCCAGTTCCCTGACCATTTGAGTCTTACCCATACCGGCACCACTCGTTATAGTTACTAGCTCACCTTGACGGAACCCATAAGTTAATTCATTAATGCCAATCCAAGGATAAGGTATGGACTCAACCATACGTTCCTCAGTTAGTATTTTCCATGTGTCATCACTAGCTATAATACCATCAGGTCTGTAAGGCTTAGCATCCCACCACTGTCTAGTGAAGTTAGCTATCTGGCCTTTCATTAACATTTCATTAGCATCCTTCCTGTGTAGGTTACACACCTTAACTTTATTAGGTGAGAACAAATCCACTACACTCTTGACTGCTTCCCTTCCTGCATTGTCCATGTCAAAACTTAGGACAACCCAGTCAAAGGACTCAAGGTATTCAAGGCTCCGCTTGATGTCATTCTTGGCACCTTTGGAACCTGTCCTTAGACTGACCGCTGCATATTTATTACCAAACATTTGGTGAACACTCATTGCATCAAGCTCGCCCTCACAGACTGTGATGTACTTACCACCACCCTTGAAAATGTTTTCACCAAACAGTCCTACATCCCTACTGTTACCATCATAACTAAAATCTTTGGACTGACAAACTCTTACCTTGTTGCCTACGTGTTCCCCGTTTGTGTCATGGTATGGATAGCAATGTTTCTTTATGCCTCCCTTCTCATCATACTGTAGGGTAACACCATACTTCTTTACTACTTCCGCATTGATACCCCTATCCACAATGGCACCACTGTTTCCTGTAAATAATTCCATACTATTTGTTACCTCCCTTGCTACTATTTCAACTTTACCTTCACCCTTAGGTGCTTCCCAATGTCCACAACCAAAACAATATCCTTGACCAGTGGAATACCTTGCTAGGTTATCCTTACTGCCACATTCCGGACATGCTTCATGTTGAACAAAGGTGCCTTGTTGTTCTTCCATAATTTATCCTATTAAAATTAACAGGTGGTTTAAGGTACCACCTGAAACCTTTTGCATAACACTGTTATGCGTTTATTAAAACGGAACATCCTCTTTAGTTACAGCTTCAAACTCATCAAGAGCGTTGCCGCCACCGGAATATGCCACCAAATTAAGGACCTGTACTGCGTCCAAAGATTTGCCAAGACCATACTGTTCCGTAGCTTGGTGCTCATAAGTAGAGTAAGCTACCTTTACTTGAGAACCATTGCCAATCATAACTGTACTATCCCAACCATGTTTGTTTTCATCAACAACTGTTGGAGCTGGTAACTGATTACCTTTAGCTGTTAATGTCTTACGTTTAAAAACAAACACATTAGCGTCTTTTTGCTTTGGCTTGATACCGGATGCTATTAATCTATCCCTTTCCTCATCATCTACCTTTAAGTCAATGGAATAATTTCCCGGTGCTGGTGTATATTTGTCTACCTTTGGCTCAAATAGAGCTGGGTATAAGGCTTCACCTGTTGCTACTGCCATATTTATATCCTCTGATGTCTGTTGAATTTACTATTAGCCATGACATCATAATGGCCATTAGTATCATTTAGATATACCTTTTATTATCCTTTTATTTTCCCTTAATAATTTATATATATCTATAATAATATTATAACACATTTTTACTCATTTGTGTATTCATTAAGTAAAGATTGTATATATTTTTTATCTTCATCTGAGTCAAGGGAATTGAAACTAAAGTAACCAGCTCTACGACAGCCATTACACATATCTAAATACTCACCAGTTTCATTGTCTTTATAGACTGACTCATTGTCATTAAGTTGTTTGTTACATGCTCGACATCTCATCATCATCCTCCTCAAATTTTGGAATTGGTCGAATACCCATAGGGTACATTGCCTGCTCTATTGGCTCACAATGTTCATAACATTCGGAACACATGTCAGTAATAAGGATAGGAGCGGAACAACAGTTGCTCACTACATCAGGTATAAAATAATCTTGATAAGTCATACTCATTTTTCCTTTACCTCCTCTTTTTCTTCACCATCATTGACTGATAGTTGTATTCCTGCACCATTTAAAACAGCAGGAAAAAACTCAGTCGTGTCGGAAAGTTCATGGACTATCTTATTCTTTACATCAAAGACACATATTCTATCTCTGAATATATTAATAAGTTTACATAAGTCCTCGACACCCATGTTGTTTGCCAAGTCCACTAGACTATCGTCAGCTTCTTCTATTACTGGATATTTATAGTATGTCATATCATTCCTCCTTCTCATCCCATTTTAGAATTTTCATGCCTTCAACTATTGCATTAAAGGCTTCCGCTTTAGTGAGTTCTTGACATTTTTTATATTCATCTACATGTTCCATGCTATCAACCTCACCATACTCATTGGTGTAACCCATTTCCTCACACCATACTACATAGTTTCCCATTTTACTCATGATTTAACCTCTCATATTTGTTATGTATTGCCAGTTCTTCATCATACTCACCATAGTTCCTAATTCTAGGTCTGTTATTGGTAGGTACAATGCCTCTTTTTTCCAGCCTAGCATTTGCTTGGGCCACTTCTGATTGTAGTCTGCACATTTCAATCATTACTTCTTTAAAACTATCCATCTTTACCTCCTATATTAGTATTATAAAGTCTACTTTTGCCTGATAGAGTTCGTTGTACTCATCAAGGTCTATGATATGGTTTTTTAACAGTTTGTCAAGTGTATCTTCCTCCACTTCTATCTGTAGTTCGTCCATATCACCATCATTACCATCTAATTTAACTTCATGGACTATATCTTCCTCCCATAGCAGTGTAGATACACCATGCAGTTCATCATAGTTTTCTATTTCACCTATTTGTCTGCCTCTTCTGTTTACATAGGCCATTTTATATATGTTCATAACTTTTCTATTACCTCCTTCTCTAGTTTTGAAATTCTCAAGTCTTTATCAATCATTTCATTCTCAAGAACGGTCAGTCTGTCAAAAATATTATCAATAGCATTAGCATCCATGACCTCATTTTTTTCTAGTTTTTTAACATTACTCTCAATAGTTCTTACTCTCTCAAATAAAGACTCAATAGCACCAGAGTTTGTCTTTTCTCTAGTGTGCATTTTGACCTTTAAAACTTTAATATCCTGACGAATACTTCCGTCCTCACACCACAGTTCAGAGTTCATTTCCTCAGACAACAATGATAAAATCATGTCCCTGACTTCCTGTTCACTTATTATTCTTACTTCCATTTTGACCTCCTAGTCAATTAAAGTCATATAGGCTTCAACATTGTTCTCAATGAACCAGTTTTTGCCCTTGTAAAATTCCTCATACCATTTCCTAGCGTCCTTAAGCATACCTACCCTACCTAAGTCGAGATGTATGTTATAAGCACCCATAGTGGTGTCATACATGGCCACTTCGATAGGGTTTAACTTAATAGTTACGCCTGAATATGGATTGGCAACAACTTCCGACTCAGAGAAAAATTCTAAATCCTTAATTGGAAATGGTATATCCTCCTCCACATATTTGTTACCTTCTAAGTTCCTGTGTTTTTTCAACAGGTCTTTAAGACTTGCTCTTATCATTTTATCCTCCTTGATTTAATAGCCTGATGAGGGCAATAAATATTTAGTTTCATAGTCCTCAATCATTCTAAGTTCACTATTAGTTATATCACACATGACATAACAAGTTTCACCAGTTTCCCAGTCTTCGTCCTTCTGTAAATCAGTGCCAATGTTATCATCAAACCACTGTTCAAACTCAACAGATTTACTTTCCGGTACCATTGTACTTAATTGTACATTAAATCTAGTTCCTTCATAGTCTATCATTTTTTGTCCTCCTCTTGTACATTATATCCTAAATCCCATGACAATCCAGCAATTTCCGCTATATCGTCCTTAATATCCTGCACCCATGCCTCCATGTATGCAAGTTGTTTGTAGTGTACTAACTTGTAAAGGTCAGCATTTTTAACCCATAAGTCTATATATTCCTCACGTGTTACTTCCTTATCCTTTCCAAACCAGCCTT